TGCGGGTGGAGGGACACATGAAGAACGTTAAGCCTCGAGGTGGTGAAGTACTCATCGCACCTATCAAGAAAGACGAGAAGACCGCTGGCGGCCTCGTACTACCTGAAGAGACACTGAACCACCGTAAGGACATCGGCCTGGTGGTAGCTGTCGGACCCTACGCCGACGTAGAGCCTGGAGACAAGGTCATTTTTCGCCAACGTCAAGGACAGATCGTAGAGATCGACGGCGAGAAGGACCACCTCCTCATTAGCATCCAGCACATCGTCGCCACCTTCGAGGACTAACATGTACTTTACTCCAATCGAGAATCAAGAACACCACGACGGCTACGGCCTCAACGACATGATTCGCATCGAGGCAGACGAGCCTGGTGTAGGTGGTGCGAGCCACGAATACCAGTGCGCCATGACGGTACCGCACACCTTAGACGGGATGACAGGCAACATCCAAATCCACCCACTCCGTCTGGAGTTCCAGCACGGCCCCCCAGGGGGAGAGGGCAGTACCTACGGCGTCACACACGAAGCTCTCTACGCCATTCTCCTAGACCGTCTACGGGCGTTCCAGGCAGGACCTTTCCCCAGCGAAGAGACAGACGCTCAGATTCGTCTCATCGAGGAGGCACTCTCTATTGCAGTCCTCCGAGTGAAAAGGCGAGCTGCAAGAGGTGTGTTAGGGAAGAACATCAAGTAGGGAGCACATATGGCGGTCAAAGAACCAACGCCGATCGAACGACACTTCTTCAACGTCATCAATACACACCGTACTGAGGCTGAAGAGATTCGGGCGTCTTGGAACGAAGCCGCAGATATGTACCGCACGAAGAGTATCGAAGAAAGCAGTGTCAGCATGGAGAGTAACAACCTCTACCCATTCGCTGACACTATGTCTTCGAACCTCACACCGCCTAATCCCCAGGTGACAATCCGAGCGCACCGTAAAGCGAACGACAGCTCGGCTCGCTTTCGAGAAGCCCTCATTAATGAGACTATGCGTAGGGACGGTGTCCACGCTAAGCTACACAAAGGTGTAGTCCGCGCCAGCATCTTCCCTCGTGTCTTCTTCAAGCTCCTGTGGAGCAAGAAACGCCAGCGGCCCACAGTGCGGGTAATCAACCCTCACCACATCTTCTTCGACGCTCGAGTAGAGGAGTACGAGGACATTAGGTACATCGTCGAAGCTACAGCGGTGACCAAGGGCGAGTTCGAGCGCAGAGTGAAGGACAAAGAGTACGAGGTCCCAGACCTACAGAACGTACCTTTCGGCAAATACCCTAGCTGGATGAAAGAGACCACTGGGATTGTACGCCAAGCAAAAGACGCAGCTGACATCGGTGAAGCCCCGTACCAGTGGATTACTGTGTACGAAGTGTACGACCTCATCGGTAAGACCTTCTCCCACTTCGCAGAAGACGTACCAATCCCTCTCTTCAAAGGAGGCCTACCCTACGAGCACCTAGAAAACCCCTTCACCATGCTCACCTTCAACGACAACCTGGCAGACATCGGTGGCCTCAGCGACGCCAGTCTGGTCATGCCTACTATGCGGAGATTGAATGAGCTCGGCACTCTAGAGATGTGGCACAATAAATCCTCTATGGCCACCACGGTGATCGACGAGTCTAAGCTGGACGACCCGGAAGAGTTCGAGACTGCAGTAGCAGAGGTGTCCGGCCCAGGGCAGATAATCAGAGCCAAGCTACGGGAGAACGCCACTATCAACGACGCAGTAGGTGTAATGCCAATGCCTCAGATGAGTATCAACTGGGGCCAGAGCCAAGCACTCGCGCGTGAGCAGGTGGGCAGTATTCTAGCTCTCCCTGGGTACGCTCGAGCTCAGCTCGGTGGTAGTGACGTAGCTACAGAGCTCGCTCTCAGCGACAGTGCCACTCAGGCTCGCAACAAGCGTCGACAGAAGTCCATCTACGACATCGTGGCCTGGATAGCAGAAGGCATCATAGCTCTGTTCGCTGAGCTCATGCCCGACGACGCCTCGTACCCTATGCGCCTTATTGAAGGAGAGGAGGAGGAGGAGCTCGACCGGCAATTGCTAGGCCTGGACGGGGAGACACCTGAAGAGCTCTTCGCCTACGACTACGAGACCCTACCGTACAACGCTCAAGAAGAGAACACGGTGGTGCAGCTCAAGTCTCTCGAGACCTTCCTTCCCATTCTCCAGCAAGGTGTACTCGAAGGACACATCGACGGTGGACGCCTCTACGGCAAGCTCGCTTCTGCTCTGAAGATGGACGACATCCTCACCACACCTCAAGAAAAAGCAGAGGCGGAGCAGCAAATGGCGGAGCAGGCAGCCAACGAACAGGAGATGGCTGCAGCCGGTGGAGGAGAAAATCCACCAGAGGACGTGATGGGCGGAGCCACACCTGG